GTTTCCCAGTCACGATCACGCAGAGGGTTGACCAAGAGTGGCCTGCGCTGCTCTCTCAGCTGCTTGCTGCGCCTCATCACAGTAAAGAACCTGTACTTGACACTGATGCCATTGCCCCAGTTTGGCTCATAGGTAAAGGCCACAATGCGTGTGCCCTTGACCACCACAGTGAAGGACTGAAAGGCCACAGAGAAAATGTACTGAGTGTTCTGCACTGGTGGCCCATCCTTGAGGATAGTCAAGTCATACTCAGCATCCCAACCCTTGGGTATCTCAATTGGTGGGCTGGGTGCATCCAGTATGGTGCCAGCTGCATTGATCGCCTGTATGTTGGTGATGGTTGACACTTGGTTCAAGAAAGCGTTCCACACCTTGATCTGCACCACCTGGGTCTCAATGATGAGGCCAGCGTCAATGAGCACAGGCTCAAGGTATATCTTGTCAAAGAGCACATCAGAGTAAAATGCACCAGAGCCAGGGCAGGCTGCCTGCTGCCTCTGTGGCTTTGCCTGCTGACCTGGCCTGGCCTGTGTTGTGCTCTTGACTGCACCGTTGACTGTGCCATCAATCGTGTTGTCAGTGTCTGACCTCACGGGCGTGTGGATTGGTTCCACTGGATAGACAGAGCCAACCAGGGTGCTGTCAAAGTTTGGCATGGGCTATCTCCTACAGTATGCGCACGGCATAGCCTGCACCAGTGTACTCAAGCCTGATCTGAGGAAAGACAAGATACTCCTCAAGGCCATAGAGAACCTTTTGCCCTATGCTGTACCCGTTGTGTTGTATGCGGTTGATGGGAAAGCCACCCACATTCTGCCACCTGGTGCCACTGCTGTTGGTTCTGATAAGCAGGTTGCTTTGTTGCTGTGGCCTGCGCACAAAGCTTGTGGGCACCTTGTCAAGTATCTCACCGTAGTTGATGCCAGAGCCATTGTTCTGGGTGGTGCTAAAGTTGAGGCCATGCCTCATGACACCAATGTCTGCGCTGACACCGTCCCAGAGTATTTGCTCATCTAGGTTGTCCAATGCGCTGGCCTGGTTGCCATTGTACCACCTCTGTGATGATGATGTGCTGAAATAGGACACCCCCAAAAAGTCACCCTCAGCATCATCTGGGTTGTTGAGCTTGAGGCTGCCAAGCATGATGTGTCCACACCTGGTGGGTGACCACTGCATGAACATGGCAAAGAAGTAGTCAACAGCAAAGAACCACACCTTGCTGATAGTCGCATTGCGTGGCAAAGAGTGAAACTGGTACACAGGCCAGCCAGCTGCACTGCCACTGTGCCTGTTGACTGGGTGTATGCTGCTGGCCGTGTCATACCCAGTCTCACCCACTTTAAATGCACTGATCTGCAACCACTCATGGTCATCAGCACTGTTGTCTCTGTACAGCCTAAACCTGAACCTTAGTGACTGATTTTGTGCCCCTTGGCCTGGTGCAGTCATCTCAAGAAAGTCCTCACCAGTACCAGCTGCCTGAGCCACAAAGGCATACCCAGGGTTGACAAACTGCCAGCGCACGTCTGTCAAGTATGTCACCTGAGTCCACCCCTGTGAGACCAGGAAAGCACGCAACTCATTGAGCAAGTTGTATGCCCCAACAATGTTGGCACTCAGCTGGTGGTTAAATAATACGCTAGTCATGGCCCGTCTCCTATTCTCTCAGTATTGCCATGTAGTCCTCATCATTAGCCCTGAACACGTTTTGAAACACATCGTAAGTGTCACCACCATCAGTGAGGGTGTCCTCACTTTGCAGCGTGTCGCTTGGGCAGTACACAGGCCCCTCAAGTTGGCCAAGTGCCTCTTGATAGCTCACAATCCTGTACACATAAATCTCATAGCGTGAGACCTTGCCAGACCTGTCAAGCGTGATGTTCTCAGTGGGTATGGCCAAGTTGTGCATTGGGGCTGATCTAAAGCCCACCGTCTCACCAGTGCTGGCACGGCCAACACCATAGACACCATCAGGGTCAATGCCAAAAAAGCTATAGGCCCCAGTGCTCCAGTTGATAAAGAACTTGTGGTCTGTGCTGAGACTACCAAAACCAATGTCAGAGTATCCTGATGCAATAGCACACACAGGCTGGTTGTACTCTGATGGTGTACCAAACCTCAAGAACATGCCAACATACATGCCAGTGTACACTGTGCCTGATGTACGTATCATGTTGATGAGCCTGTTTTTGTTGGCGTACAGCCAGAGCACACCATCATCATCATCCATCGCCATTGTGGGCATCTGTGTCCAGACTTCCTCTGTGCCATCATAGCCCTCATAGAAGTGGCCACCCTGGCCAATGTAGTTGTCACCGTGACCCATCCACGGGCCATTGTCATCAAGGTACTTGTACACAGTGGACTGGATGCCATAGAACGCAGAGGCAGCTCTCTCAGCTTCTCTGAGGCCAATGTATATGCGGTCATTGTAGCTCTTGCCTGAGTTGGTGATGAGCACCTCTTTGAGCAATAGCGATGGGAACGCATCATTGAGGTTGTTGTCTTGGGTCAACCTCTCAGTCAGCACAAGCCAGTCTTGGCCCTCTGCCCCTATCGCATATATGAACTCAATGTCAATGCCGTTGTCTGGTGCCTCTGTGAAGTCCAGCACCCAGGCCCCAGTGGTTCTGTTGAACGTCCCAGTTGTGATGGTCGCATGGACAAAGTTGTCACTGGCATCAAGCCATGTCTCATAGTTCTGGTTGTCGATCTGCCACCGTATACGCAGCTGACCAGGTGCAACAGTGCCTATGAGAGACAAGGTGCCTGAGAAAGATGTTGCAGCACCTGTGCCTGTATCGAGGGCACCACTGTCCTGGTTGGTGGTGATAAAGTCAAGTATAATCTGCAAGACACCCTTGGTGGTGTACACAGCAGTGATGTCTGTGCCACCATCAGGTGCAGTGCTATGGTTAAGCGTCACAGCCCCAGCAGCGGTGACTGTACCACTGGTGAGGTGCGTGCCCGTCAAGTTGCCAGCAGCATCTGCTGTGGCAGTGAACTCTGTGGCACTCACAAAGTACTTGACTTGAAAGCCCAAGAGGAACACTGGCCCCTTGGGTGTATTCAAGTTGAACGTGGTGCCACCGTTGCCTGTCCCAATGACATCAGTGCGGTCTCTGTTTGCACTGGTGCCAAAGGTCTGCGCAAGTAGGTTGGGCATTATCCATCTCCTAAAAGTATTGCTCTAAAATCATCACGTCTGGCTGAGGCAACATTGAGAAATGAGTCTTGCCCAGCGGTGCTGGCTGCCCACTCATCAAACTCCTCACGGCCACGGACATTGACAACGGTGACAGGTGACTGACCTGCTGCTGATGTCTGGCCCTGACCAGGTACAAGGCCACCAGTCCTGTATGCCAGGTCTGATGGTGTATGTGGCTGAGGCACTGACCCATCAATGGCATTGACAAGGCTGTTGCGGTCAACCTGCATGGTGTTGATGGCTTGCATGACAGAGGGCGTGTAGTAGTTTGTTGCTCTCTTGTTTATCATGTACTCACCACCCATCGCTGCAATGAGCACGTCATCCTTGCGACCAGAGCCACCAATGATGGGGCCACCAGCTGCCAGTTGTTGGCTCACAATTTTGGCGATCTGCACCCCACCCAAGGCAGCGATCACACCAGCCTGTATGGGGCCAAGTATTGGGCCACCCTGGGCCAACGCCTTGGTGATCCCTTGGGCAATGTTGATGGTTGCCTCTGCCACAGCAAATGCCTTGCTTGCAATGAACAGCGCACGGTTATTTTTGCCCGTGGCCTCAGCAAACTCAGAGAACAACTGAGACAGGCCACCAAAGATTGACTTGGCCGTGTTGAGTCTCTGCTGCCAGATGGCATCAATCTGAGCAGCGTGCAACCGTTCTTTCTCGATCTCTTGAGCACGCTGTGCATCTCTGATCTGCTCAGTGGTAGCACCCAGCTGCTCAAGTCTCTCAATCTCAGCCTTGGCCCGTCTGTCAAAAGCCTCAAGCTCAAGCTGGTTTTGCAGCTCTTGGTTGTCTGGGTCAGCTGATCGCCTGCGCAGCTCAAAGAGCTGGTCAGTCAGCTGCTTTTGCTTCTCAGCCATCTCAGCTTGCTTGTCCTCACGCTCTCTGTTGATCTCCTCTTCTTTGGCAAGCACTTCTTTCTCAAGGTCAATGCGCTTTTGGTTTGTGGCCTCAATGGCCAGGTTCTGAGCTGTCCTGATCTGCTGCTCTGTTGCACCAGCCTTTCTCAGCTCATCAATGCGGTCTTTCTGCGCACGCTTAAACTGGCTCAGCTCAAGCTCATTCTTGGCCTTGATGCCTGCGATGTCATCACCAAAGGTCTCAGCCTCGATGTCCTCAAGTTGCTCCACTATGCGCCTCTGAGCATCCACAAGCTCTTGAGCCTGCCTGATGCGCAGCTGGTTTCTGCGCTTCTCTTGCAGAGCGATGGCCTCATTGATGGTGGCCACCCTGGCCTCTTTGTCCTCCAAGACCTTGATCTCTTGCTCAGCACGTCTCTCAAGCTCATTGAGTTCAAGCTCTTGCCTGCGCTTGAGGTCACTGATGCTCTCAGTGAGCGTCTGCTTTTCCAGCTCCTCAAGCTTGGCAAGCACCTCTTTGCGTCTCTCAAAAAGCTTGTCTTGCAGCTCAAGCTCTTTGCGATCCTCAGCAATTTTGAACCTCTTGGCCTCTTCTAACTTCTTAACCAGTGCTATCTCAGCAGCAGCCCTCTCTTGCTCACCCTCAGCCAGCCTGCGCCTTTCCAGCAAGATGGCTTTCTCCTCTTGCAGCACAGCCTCATTGAGCCTGCGCCTGGCCAGCAAGATGGTCTCAGCATCCAAGCTGCCACGCCTGCGCCTTTCGTCAAGGTCAGCAATCCTGGTCTTGGTGCGCTCGATCAACTTGGCCAGAGCTGCCTCACGCTGCTCAAGCACCTGCTGGTCACTCAGCTCAACGTCAAGGTTTTTCGGCTCTGTAGGGTCAACGCCTGTGATCTTGTTCTCTTTCTTCTGTTGCTGCTCAACCTTTTTGCTGGCCTTGATCCTGCGGTCAGCTGCTTTCTCTGCTGTGTCAGCGGTGAGCAGCAGCTGCACCTGGGCCTCTTCAAGAGCCTTGATGTGATCCTCCTCAGCCTTGATCTGCTCAGTGATGTGGTCAGTGTCAGCTGCACCAAGCGTGAAAATCTCAGCCAGTATCTGCTTGAACTGCAACCACTTGATGGTCAGAAAGCTGAACCACTTTTGAAACTCAAGGATAGCAAAGGCCACAAAGTCCTTGACTGTGATGCCCAAAATCTGCAAGTCTGCTATCCATGAGCCAATGGCCCAAGCAGCTGCGATCACAGCAAGCACAGCAGCGATCTTGCCCAGCACCACCAGCAATGCCCCAGCAGCTGCCACACCAACGGTGCCCAGAGCTGCCAGGCCAACCTTTATGCCAGCGATGGCCAAGCCTATGCCCCCCAATACAGTGATGACTGCCCCCAACAATGTGAGCAGTGCACCGAGTGCGCCAACTATCCCAAGGATGATGGGGCCTGCATCACCAAGCAGGTCATACCACTCAGAGAGCTTGCCTATGACCACGGTGATGCCATCCACAATCTTTGTCAGTATACCCAAGAGAGGTGTACCAACCTTGATGAGAAAGCCAGACACCGCTGAGGTCAACCTGGTGAAAGCACCACGCAGGTTGGCAAGTCTGGTCTTTGCGATCTGTGCAGCTGTGCCTGTCCTCTTGGCACGGTCAATGAGCTTCTCAAGCTCTTTGCTGCCCTGCCCAAGCAACGCCTGCACAGATGGCCCACCAAACTCACCGAATATCTCAAGCAGGGCCTTGGTCTGCTCAGCGTTGTTGCCCAGTGCTGGCAGTCGCTTCTCAAGCTGCTGTATGATCTTGAGCAGCCCCACAAAGTTGCCACTGGCATCTGTCACCTCAAGGCCCAACCTCTTGATGACTTTTGAACTCTCACGGCTTGGGTTGAGCAGTGACCTGATGATGGCCCTGAGACCAGTACCTGCACGTGATCCTTGCAGACCTGCGTTGCCCAGGATACCCACAGCAGCTGCTGCCTCTTCAAATGCTATGCCAGCAGCAGCAGCGTTGGGGCCTGCTGTCTTGAGAGACTCACCCAGCTGCTCAAGGTTGACGTTTGAGTTGGTGGTCACGTTGGCCAACACATCCACCACGCTGGTCAGCTCACTGGCATCCTTTCTGAACCCCGTGAGAATGTTGCTTGCAATGTCAGCAGACCTGGCCAAGTTGATGTTCTCAACTGCTGCCAGGTTCAGTGTTGCACCCAATGAGGCCATGATCTCATCTGCATCAAAGCCAGCACGGGCCAAGAACTGTATGGCCTCACTGGCCTGTACAGCTGTAAATTGAGTGGTCTCACCCAACTTGAGGGCCTCACCACGCAACATGGTGAACGCTTTCTCAAGCTCACCCTGGTCATCAATGGCACCCTCAAGCAGAGCCTTGACCCCACTCATGCTCTTTTCAAAGTCAGCAGCGAACTTGACAGGAGTGGCAGCAGCAGCCGTGACAGCAACACCAAAGGCCGTGGCCCTGGTGCCTGCCTCAACCAGCGTGGCACTTGCCTCTCTCACGTTCTCAAGGTTCTGCCTTGTCTTTCTGAGCTGCTGGTTGACGCGCTCGATGACAGCACCACCAGTTTGCCTCAGCCTCAAGAAAATATCAATGTTTGCAGCCATAGGCTGTCTCCTCTGTCCAAAAAAAATGGGGTTGACAGGTCACCCAATTGCAACCTGCCAACCCCATTGTACAGTATACTAGCTCACAATGTCAATGCCATCAGCCTCAAGCTCAGCTTTCCAGTCACGCCTGCCCTTACTGTCTCTCAAGACGGGCCTGTGATTTTTGCGCATGATCTCAGATGGTGGCAGCTGCCTGCCACTCTTGGCCTCATAGGTGCCCTCATACTTGCGCTCATGTTGTCCTTTGCTCTTTGACAGATTGTGCTTTGACACAAACTGCTGCCAGTACTTTTTGTCTGCATGGTGCCCAATGCGTGTGGCCAGGGCCATGTCATATATGCGCTCATCCCTTAGCCGTTGGAGTTCTCCGAGGCAGGCACAGAAGAACCCCCACCCGTACCAGAGGGCGTGGGTGTGGCCATTGGCCATAAGTCTTGTAAGTCCACTAACAACTGTGTGGTAAGTTCCTTGCGCACCTCGGCCAGCATTTGCTTGAGCGCGTCTATTATGCCCAGGTGTTCGAGGCCCAAAAAAAACAACTCATTGACCTCCTTGAACGCATCGTACAAGGCTTTGAGCTGGCTCAGGCTGTACTTTTTGAGCTTGTCAAAGTCACCACCATCAATGGCCTTGGGTATCAGGCTGATAAACTCAGCCATCATGGCCTCACGGTGCTGGGCCTCTTGACCAGCAACCTGGCCAACTTCCTTGCGTTGCTTGTTCATTGCGTCCTGTTTGCCAAGTATCTCAAGGATGTCCTCAGTCAATAGCTCTTGGACTCTGAACACCTGGTCACCCAGGCGCACCTCTTGTACTTTACGGTTGATTGCTTGTGGCTGTTCAGCCATAGGTCAGCTCCTCGCTTATGCAGCGACCACCTCACCTCTGTCCCATATCTCAGCAAGCCCATCATAGTTGCTGTTGTTCAGAGCCTCAGCATTAAAGCCCATCTCAGTCCAGGCATCTGTCACAAGCCCAAATTCCCCCTCACTTTGCAGTGAGACGTATGCGTGCACGTCAATTATACGGCCTGCTGCTGGGTCGCCCAGAAAGCGCATGTCACCCTCAATCGTGGTGGTTGTCGCTGCCTTGACTTGCTTGGTCGTGACACCTGTGTGGTCATAGTCCACTGTGAGAGCTGCGCCCTCAAGCGTTGCACCACCTGAAAATATCTTGATCCAGCCTTGAGCATACAGCACCTCAAAGTCAGTGCCCTCTGTCAAGCCTGTGATGGCCACAGTGCCCTGAGTGATGTTGTAGTTGGCAAGCTTGACCAGTTTGTCAAGTCGTGCCGTGATCGCCTCAGCTGTCACACTGCCTGCTGCCACGGTATTCTCAACCGTGTCCTTGCCCATAAAGAACAACTCAAGGTTCTCGCTGTTTGGCTCATCGAGCGTGAACGTCATGGCAATGGCTTGCTCAAGTATGATGCGTGCATCTTTCTTGCGCAGGCCACTCTGAGAGTTGAAGTGGTCTAGTGTCTCTTGAGTCATAGCCATGTTGACATTGGGCGCATTGCCTATGTCTCTATAGCCGTTAGTGCCTTTCTTTTGGAAGAGCAGCCGACCTCTGCCCACTGTATAGTCTGGCATCTAGTGTCTCCTTTACTTTTTACCTTGTGGAACCTGTGCCCCAGCCTTGACCTCAATCATGATTGAGCTGTAGCTCAGAAAGAACCAGCCATCAATGTCATTGGCAGTCTGGCCACTGGTGTCCACTTTCCAACCGTTGGCGATGCCTGCGCGAAAGATGGCTTGCTCAGCCTGGTCTCTCATAGCCTCAGCCAACTCAAAACCGTCATAGATACACAACGCCCCACCAAAACCGTCAGATGGTGGGGTGCCTGGTGTGGTGGTCTTGCTTCTCTGCTCAACTCCCACACCGATCTCAACAATGTACATGTCTGTATTTGGGCCACCTCGATCTGCGCGACCCACACCGTGCACCGCTGCCAATGGATATGCAGCAGAGTTGGGTGATACTTCAAACGGCACGCCACTGAACACGTTGGCAGCAGTGCCAAGATTGCTATTGCACCAGGCCCTGAAAGCAGTATCTGTGTACAGTCTCTCAGATATGGTGCGCAGCAAGTACTGAGTATATGATGGTGCCATCACTTGCCCTCTCTGTTAAATCGCCTGATGCGCTCAAGCAAGAACCTCTCAAACTGTGGTATGAACTTGGCACCCTCTTGGGCAAAGAACGGGTCAATGATGGGCCTTGGTGGCACAATCAGTGTGCTGGTCTTGGGCGACAATGGGAAGAAGTCAACCCCCTTCTTTTGTCGCTTGGGCCTCTTGCGCTTGGTGGCTGCCCAGAATCGTCTCATTTTCTTGGTGACACGTATCTTGGCACCACGGGTGATGCGCCTTGCAGCAACACTGAGCTTGGGGTCTGGCTTGCCTGGCTCACCCCGTCTGGTCTTGCCAAAGTCAATTTGCACAGCAGTGCCACGCCTGTTGACCCTGTACCTGACAAACTTGGCCAAGAACTGCACCAGCTTGCGCTGGGGCTTGCGCCTTTTGACCCAACGGCCCTGGCCCTCTTTGTACTTGCTTCTAAATCGCTGGGTCAGAGGGTGTGCCTCTGGCCAACTGGGTGGCCCCTTGAGCAAGTACTCTTTGAGCCTGCTGCTGATAAAGAACCCTGTGCGCTTGAGAGCTGACCGTCTGAACCTTGTGAGGGTGCCAGGTAGTCTCTCAAGTCTGCCTATTGTGTCAAGCAGCCTGCTCTGTTTTACGTCCAGCCTGTAAACCATTGGATTTTACCCCCACCCTGGTCTCTTGTCCTTGTGCAGCTCAACTGTCCACATGGCACCAGAGTCCTTGATGATGCGCCTCACATACCATGTGTCACCCTCCCAGGTGACCTGGTCATCATAGGCAGGCAGAGCCACATCTGACTTGAGCACAAAGAGCCTGCCCACATCCCTGAGATTGTTGCCACTTTCCTCATCGCCAACACCAGGCTGCACAATGAGCTTGATGTCCAAAGGGGTGCCAGTACTCTTGGGCGTGTATTGCTCCTCTCTTGCTGTGTCATCCAGGTTCAAGATGATGTTCTCAGCGTCTGCTTGCATGATGTCCTTGAGGCTCATTACTTGCCTTTCTTGGCCTTGGTGGCCTTGGCTTTGTCGCTGTTTTCCTTAGCCTTGCCAGTGTCTGGGGCTTTCATGATGTAGTCCATTTTCTTTCTGAGAGCGATCATGGCAAGCCTGCCCTCATCGCTGTCAGGGGTGAATACGTTGCCCTTTTCCAGCTGCACCTTGGCCACTGCCTCATCCATCTCAATGGGCGTGCCTGGCTTGTGGTACTTGCCATCATACTTGATGGACTTGTTGCTCACAACAGTGATGTTGCTCATGTTTTGTCTCCATAGTCAAAAACGGTCATAGAGGCCCGTCAAGGCACTTTAGTGCATCAACATGACTCAGATGTCATGGCAAGGCATTGGGTGCCACTGGTGGGCCTCTG